GTATTTCGAGTCTTAAATACCACAGTTTGACTATTCGCAGATGTTTTGGCACCCTTTATTTCAATCGCACTTATATTTGACGTCTGTGGACCACATCGTAAACTGACAGTATTCGCGGTTGAGTCTTCACCCGAGATGTCACCATGAATAATAACATTCGCCGCAGACGAAATACCGGATTCACCCTCAACTTCGATGAAATCCTGAACCAAAATTGATTGTGTGATGAGACGACCCGTCGCTGTATTACCGAGCACCGTGACAAGGTTAGCAGAATCTGCGTTAATAAATATTTTATCACCGATCGACAACATATTTGTAGAATTGGTATTCGCTATACCCGACGGGGTCGCACCAGTCGTTTGAATAGCGTGTGATTGAATCTTTGACGCTACTACCATAGGTATAGCTGCATCGGCATCAAGAGTAATCAGGCTACCCACCGTCAGCCCGTCATCACCAATTCTCAAACCCTCGAAGAAACCATATCCATTCGCGTGTAGAACATTAGCCGAAGATGATGCCACATCATTGATATATACATTAGAACCCACAGAAAGGGAAAATGCCGGTGAGGTGTTTGCTATACCCACGTTGTTTTGTGTATAAATGTCACCAAATACATGAAGATTCACGGTATTTGCACTATCCATGGTAAAGTTTGCATCTTCGGGAGTACCGTACGTTCTAGAAAGTTTAAACTGGTCGTCTGCGTGGGTATACCCCAAGAATACATTACCAGTATCCGGGGCACCATCTCTCATGAGTACAGCCATGTCATACGTCCCGTTGTTACCCTTACCCATTTGTATGACAGCGTTTGACACGACGAGATTGTCGACACTCGTATACGAAGGAATTTCTGTAATAGCTAAATTACCACTGATATCAACATTTCCAAATACCCGTAAAAATCCATCACGAACAACGACATTACCATTTTCAAATACGGCTACGTTGGAATCAGTACCCGCGGTAACACCCGTACCAACGGTCAATTGTTTAGTTATCGTAGAATTGGTAGACGCCGTGTTGCCATCAATTGTTAATACGTTAGAAGCTGTGGCATCAACCGAGAATTTATCATTTGTCGTCTTGAAAGTATCGGTCGCGAATACGTTCGTACTGACTACGTTACCGCGTACGGTGACAAGATTCTGAACAGTTCTGTTGACTATTAAATCATTTGTACCAATCTGAAGATCATTAATGGGGTTATCCGTACCAATACCAACCTGTATAGCGGTGAGACGATTTACATTTGTAGTGCCCGCAAATTGAGTTGTATCGGATGTAGATGTCAACTCACCGGTAATCTTCAAATTCGCCACTTGAATTTCATCTGCTGTGATTTCACCAGCATCAATACTCGCAAGTCCTGTTAAAATATCAGACTCTCTGGGTGTTGCATCTAGACTGGTTACAAAAATTTGACCAGCACGTACAAGCTTTCCCATTTATACATTAGTTGCCGAATAAAATTCCGGCCAAACCATCCTTAATCCTGAGCACATTGTAATTAACTGCATACACATAAACATCTTGATTTGATGGTCTTAATTCACCCTTTTCAACCCCACGGAGGATAAGTTTCGCGTTATCGAGACGACTAAAATTACATGAACCACTTGGGTTGTAATCAGATGCGTTGAGACAGAAATGATACACAAAATAGCGTGTGTATACACCTGTATGACTGTCTATATCAAATTCAGTTTGTCCGTAATTTGACTTGTAATAATTTTGTACTGTATGGAAATACGTTGGAGACATGTTTTCGAGGAATGAAATACCATTAATGAATAAATCTGCATTAGCGAATGAGAACCGGTCACCCGCAAAATTTGAACTCGAAGTTCCGTACCCAAAAAAGAGAGACTTAACCGGATGATTAAACGACGAAATATCAAGTGCATTGTACCCACCTGATTGCGTTGTATTATCTGTAACACTTTCGAGAGGTAATTCTATTTTTTGTGTTTGTGTCACGACAAAATCTAATGTTCGACTTATCAAGGATTCTCGTTCTTCTTTATCCAGGTACACATAGTTACCGTAAAATTCAGCTTTCTTTTCATTTGCGTTACAATTTGCGACGGCTGTTTCATCAAAATTGATTTTTATTTCAACCTGGTGATGTTGTAATGCTATCAAAGGTAAAAAGGCTTTATGATCACAGAAAAAGAAGTGTAACGGTACGAACGTCTGGTTTGATGTCGAAGCTTTATTATTGAGTTCCTGAGATTTGTTGTATGTGTCGGCTAAATAATTGGGCCATATCTCAGCGAAGTAATCATAGTGTTGAGAATCAACCTTTTGGCCACCCACGTATAAATCAAGTGTAGAATTGTGAAACAAATTAGATGCTATATTGGCATTACTCGTATCACTCGATTCAAACCAAAGTCCGTTGATAACATCTCCCAAAACGGGAATCGTAATTGAGGTGTCATTCGAGTGAACAGTTTTAATAAACTTTGGAGCTTGAGAAAAGTTTGTGTGCCTTGTAAATTTCATACGAAAGAATGAATGTCCTTCGTCACTCGTAAGATACACATCTTGAACTCCTTTAGAGACTAGTTGTATTAATGCACCCGACATTTAATAGATGGTCAGATTATAAAAACAGACACTTTCCCTGAGGGAATTCGTTCTTACTCTCTTCGACGTGATTCCCGTGGACTTTGAAACCGCCTTGACGATACACTTTCATTCGTTTGTAATACATGGCTGTAAAGACTGACCACGGATCGTGAACATCATAAATATGTGGTTCATTCTTCTTTCCTTTCGTTTCTCTCATAATTCGTCCAATACTCTGTGTAATATCCGACTTGGGACTCGCTAAAATAACAGTATCGAGTGTTGGGATGTCGAGACCTTCATGGGCCTGGCTAAAGGTTGCAAAAATAATCTTCTTCTTTGAAGATTCCTGAAGCTGGGCTTCTTTCATACCACCCATATAGAGTCCAGACGTCTTTGGAAAGCACTGGTGGAGAAATTCACAATGAAAACGACGATCACTGAGTACTAGAAGTTGACGGGTACCCACTGATGCCTTTTTTACTAATTCGACTAACATTTTGTTCCTAGTTCTATCTTCAACGAGTTCTGTGATCATGTTAGGCATCGAAATCTTTCCGTTTCGCATAGATGGTGGTGGGTTTCTATAATTTGGAGAATCAAACGTAACTGGGAATACTTCCACTTGTTCCTGATTTTTTCGTTCCACCGCGAAAAATGTAGGTCCCATGAACCAGTGAAGAACCTTTGTGAGACCATCTTTTCGTTCAGGCGTCGCTGAAAGACCGTAAATATGACGAGGACATAGTTTAAACAGGGACTGACTGAAAACCTTGGCACATATATGGTGTGCCTCGTCTACTATGACAGTTCCTATACTTTCAAAATCTGAAAATGAATACTCTTTCAGTGAGAGGGACTGAAGCATAGCGATGACAAAATCACACTCAACTTCTTTTTTATTTTGTTGTACGACGCCAATCGTAGCACCTGGACAGAACTGCTTAATACGTTCTCGCCATTGGTCCGCTAGAAACTGTTTATGTACAATAATCATGGTGCGATACCCAAGTTTAGAAGCTATGGCCAAGGATACCGTCGTTTTGCCATAGCCACACGGTAAAGAAAGGACGCCATGCCCTGCTTTAATAGCTGCTCCGAATGCCTCGTTTTGGTGTGTGGCGTCACGAAGTTGTCCTGAAAATCGGGTGGTAATTTTAGTTGGTTCTGGTCGCTTGTCATGTTTAGGTTCTCCAAGTTTAGAAGTTCCATAGAATCTGGGAACGCAGATTCCATTCTTAGCTGGTTTGAAAACTTTGAAAGGCGGTGGAGGAAATCCAAAGTCTCCATTCACGATGGGTCTTACCGTTAATTCTTTTTTAATTTCTTGGATTGGACCCGAATCTATCAGGTATCCGGTCCTAGTGAGAACTGTCATGAATTACTTAGTTAAAGGTGATAAACTTTAATTGAGTAAAATGCCTACCGTAGATATTGATGAAAATATTAAACAAGTTCAAATGAACATCGAACAGTTAACCCAAGAGGTTTTTCGTCTCCAGGGTGTACTTAACACGTTTATGAATTTTAAAAAGGGTGGTCTTAAAACCATCGATCTTCCCAATGATCCTGAGAACACTCAAGAAGTAAAAGAGCTGGAGAGTATCCAAGAAAACCCCGAGTGATTACCAACATTCCATACACCCTTGAAGTCTATTTCAACTTCAACTTCGTCACCCCTCATTAGAGACTGAATAGGACGTCCCCTCACGTCACACATCACTCTCCTATAACGGAATGGCACCTTTACTGTTAGAATATTACCATCGATCGGATTATCTATATTTTCATTCATGAGTAATCGCCATTTATTTATATGCATTCGTTCTATAATTTCCGATACTTTTGCGGGAATTATATAACGGATGTACTTTTTATCATTGAAATCAAACATGGGTTCATGAATTGTAGCTACAAACTTCATCGATTTCTGTTACGGTATACTAAAACTAAAACTATAAGTAAAACTAAAATAAGTAAGAGTACCTGGGTAAGAAGTAGAGGTTTGAGTGGTCGTCGTGTACCAAAACATCTGTTACTCAAGAGTCGTGACACTTCGACACCGGCTTCAATACTCGAGTATGGAGTTTCACGAGGAGACATCATACCACACATCGCAACTTTAGAACATTTACCAAAGAATGGAAGTTGTCCATGAAGACTGAGAACACCGGATGATTGTGAAAATGACCACTTCTTTTCTTCCAGTTCCCAATCAGCCCCCCAACCGATTCGTATATCGAGAGGTTCTGGTAAGCCGAGTTGTTTTAGGACTTCATATTTTATGACATCTGGGTCGGAACCTAACACTTCTTCGTTAAGGTCACATATGACACACGAAATTGTATTGGTACCGTATAAGACCTTGGGTTGTAAATTCCATCGAGTTTCTGTTGCAATTTGAAGATCGGTTTTTAAATCGATCGGTTCCTCATAATCTAATAATACGTTGATAGCTCCATATGTACTTCCTTGAACCTTCTTAAGTGCATCCGGTCCCCAATTATCATTCAAAAAATTCAAAGCTGGGCTATTATCAAGACACAAAAAGAGCATTCCATCATCTATAATCTTTTCGTCTGTGAATGTTGCCACGAATGCGTCTTCACCGTACTCAACATCTTTTAACTCCACACCGAATACAAAATTGGCACCGGCGTCCATGAGAGCCTGTTCCATCGCGTCACACATCACTTTACCCGATACTTTCTGTGTGTACATTTGCGAAAGTGTGGTGTGGTCTAAATTTTTTACAAACTCGTACGCTGTCATGACATCCCATGTAACCCCATCCATTATCAATGGAAAATGTTCGATATATTTTTGACCCTTTTCACTTAAAGGTCCTACAGCTTCTTTCAGAGATATACCTTTATACTTTTCTGGGTGTGTGAGTACTCGAGAAAAAAGAGAAATCAAAATTCCATAATCTTTTACACTTAAGGATTTTAAAGCAAAGTTTAAATGTTTTTTCTTTTCAACTGGTTGAAATATTTCGTTCCAGTCGATGTTCATTTCAGAAAATAATGATTGTGTGTTGATGAACGCCTTATCGAAAACGATTCTATGTGCATGAAGATCTCGTGATTCTACACTAGGTTCCCACCAAGAACCACCAGCTGATATCTTCCTATCGTATATGGTCACATCATGATCCCCTGATCTGAGTATTTCCCATGCAAGGGACATTCCTGTTGGACCAGCTCCGACGATATGAATCTTCATTCTATATTTAGCTTATAGAAAAAATCCTAAGGGTAATGTAGGATATGTTGAGTATACTCAGTCAAGCCAATATGAAGGTGCCACCTGTCAAGTTGGCGCCAAATCAAAAGGTAAAAACATGGAAATTCGCAGCTAAATATTTATGGAAGGAACGTTTTACTGAGGATAAAGCTGAGCTCGGTCGATGGACAAAAAGTGAACTTCTAGACCTTGGCCCGACATTTGTAAAATTAGGACAGATAGCGTCCACACGAGGAGACCTCTATCCACCAGAGTTTACCAAAGAACTTGAATCTCTCCAAGATAATGTACCACCATTTGATTTTAACCTTGTAAAAGATGTTGTAAATAGAGATATATTCAAAGATTTTGACGAGATTCCATTTAAATCGGCCAGTATTGGACAGGTTCACAAAGCTACCTTAAAAAATGGTAAAAAGGTTGTTGTAAAATTAAAAAGACCCGATATTCTCGAGACTATGAAATCTGACACAAACAATGTCAAGAAGATTCTCGACTTTATTCAGTCTATTGGTATAGATACTGGTTCTAGTTCTAACTTTGTCCTTAATGACTCTATAGAGTATCTTCTTGGAGAGGCTGATTACAGACAGGAAGTTGAAAATGCGATTAAGTTTAGAAGAAGTTTGAAAGGGATTGATTGGATAAAAGTTCCATATGTGTACAAGAAGTATTGTACCGATGATATGATTGTGATGGAATATGTAGAAGCTGATAAAATCACCGAGATCAGAAATAAGAAAATCAATCGGAAGAAAGTGTGTGAGGCACTCGTTAATTCATATGTGATCCAAACTATGGACAGTGGATTATTTCATGGTGATCCACATCCGGGTAACTTGGCTATTTCCAAAGATGGGAAATTAGTGTTTTACGATTTTGGTTTATTGATTGAGTTGGATGATGAACTAAAACAGGGTTTCTCGGACTTATTCGGGTGTATTATAAAACGAGACACAAAGGGTATTGTTCAAATATTAATCAAGTTAGGTGTCATTGTACCAACATCTTCAGACGTCAGTGATATTGAAGTATTTTTTGAAACCATCTTGGGGTATTTAGAAACCCTAGATGGTGGTGCTATCATGAACGACGAGCTTGCGGCTGAACTTGCAATGGAAAAACCATTTGTTGTACCAACAAGTTTTGTATATTTAGCTAAATCATTTTCCCTAATTGAGGGGATATGTCTTCAACTCGATCCAGATTTTGATTATTTCACATACCTGGAACCAATGATTCAAGAGCAGTTTTTAGAGTCTCTTGATATAAGTGAAATCATTATGAACACGACAGAAATTCCATCTAAAATTGGAAAAATAAATTCGACTGTTCTCGGCCTTGAGAGGTCGAGAGCAGCGATGAAACGGTCTATGATTAAAACACGACAGGAGATACGGGTAGTTCAATACAGTGTGATATGTGCTTTATTAGCGGAGAGGTTCAACGGAACACCACTCGCGGCTCTACTCGTTGGAATTGCTATTTGGATCACTTTTCGTAAAGATCGATCTCTTTAGCGTTACTCTTCTTCTTCTTCGTTTTCTTTTCCTCCTTCTTGATAACATCTTGGTGTTCCTTGAACATTTCTTGAACACGCTTGCGCTCTTCACGGGCGATGTCACCAATCTTGT